AAAGTGCTGTGCCAGTTGGACGACGGCCGCGTGTTACTTAAAAGCGACATCGACGAGAACGAAGAAGTGCAGATCGTCGGCGAACGCGACACCATCATTCGCAAAGTGCACTGCGTGAAGCACGATGCCCTGCGGGTGCTGAAGCGCTACGACTATGTCGGCCGCTACATTCCCATCCCTGAAGTGAACGGCGTCCGCCTGAACGTGAACGGCCAAGTCTACCGCGCCGGCATGGTGCGGGACTACCGCGACGCGCAGCGCATTTACGACTTCATGGTCACACGCGCCGTCGAGCAAGTGGACATGGTCTCAAAGGACCCGCTCTGGGTCCCCGACGACAACGCGCAGTACGCCGAAGACTACCGCCAGCTGAACCGCAAGAACTTTTCCCACGTCTTCTTCAAGGCCTACGACGCGCAAGGCCGCCAGCTGCCGCCGCCGCAGCGCGCAGGCCGCGAAGCTCCCATCCAGGCGATGAAAGAGATCATCCAGCAGGCCGACTACGACATGAAGGCGGTGATCGGAATCTACGGGCCATCGCTCGGCGAAGAAGGCGGCAACGCGCAGGAGTCGGGCTTCGCCATCATGAGCCGGCAGCAGCAGTCAGACACCGGAGCCGTCACCTGGCACGACAATCTGAACCGCGCGATCGCCTGGCAGGGGAAGATCCTGCTCGATCTGTGGCCGAAGCTGATTCCCGCCGCCCGGGTGCAGCGCATCATCAATCCGGACGATTCGGTCAAGCACGCAGTCGTTTATAACGGGCAGAACTCCGACCCCGAAGAAGCACAGAGGATGCTGAACCAGCAGCTGGGTTTAAAGAAGGCCTACGACGTCGCCGCCGGCACCTACGATCTCACGCTTTCAACCGGGCCAATGTACAAAGCCGCGCGCGCCGAGGCTTTCAAGGCCTTGACCCAGGTGATTGCTACCGCGCCCGAAGCCATGCTGCCGATGGTGGGCGACATCTGGGCAAAGAACGCCGATTTCCCCGACGCCGACGTGCTGGCCGCGCGCTTCAAGAAAGCCCTGCCGCCGCAGTTCCACGACGAAGACGCCGACGACGCCCAGTCGAAGCTTGCGCAAGCAGCCGCCCAGCTCCAGGCGCTCAGTGCGCAGCATAACCAGCTGGTCCAAGAGCTTAACCGAGCCTCGGACACCATCCGCACCAAGCGCCTGGAGCTTGAATCCCGCGAACGCATCGCGGCGATGAACGATCACACGCAATTAGTGCTGCAGCAACTGAAATCGCACGACGCGGCCGCGCAGGCCTCGCTCGACGCGCAACTGGCGCTCATTCAATCGCGCATGGACGCCTTGCACGCTTCGATGTCGATCGAGCAAGAAGCAGGCCAAGCTCCGGACACGCCCGAGCTGCCCGGATCCGTCGAGCCAAAGGTTCAGCCGATTACACCCGCAGCTCCCACGCCGCGGCCGCAACCTATCGCCTAAAGGAAACCCACGACAATGAAACGCATTCTTTTTCTTCTAGCCGTCGTCACCGCCGCGATCGCGTTCCCGTTCCTGATGGGACATGGGCAAGCGCCGCCGGCAGCCAACGGCACCTACAAATACATTTCGACCGCGACGACAACGACAGTCAAGCCGACCTCGGGTTATCTGCACACGGTGACGATCAACGGCGGCACAGCAGGCGTGGTCACGCTCTACGACATCGCAGCCGCCGGCTGCACCGGCACGCCAGCATCGGGACAGTTCGCGGCAATTGAGACCATCGGAGCCACCAACCCGGTCACCCTAATCTATGACCTCGCCACGAAGAACGGAATCTGCGTGGTCACCGCCGCCGCGACCGATGTGAGCGTTTCTTTCAATTGAAACTCGCCACCAACTAGCACCACTAACCCCCAACCCCGAATACCGCACACCTCACGACAGGGAGAAGCAGCGATGCCATCAGGGATTATTTTGTCCAGCGGCTCACAGGGAGCCACCAAAGAAGCTATTGAGAAAGTTCTCGCCGACAACGGCTACGAACCAGAAGCCGCCGCTGCCGTTGAAACAGAAGTGCCCGCCCCGCCCAAGCGCGAAGACTTTGCAACCGACGCTGAGTTTGAATCCGCCGAGGACGCGCACGAGCAAAAACTCGAAGAGGCCGAAAACGCTGAGGCCGATAAAGAAGCCGAAGCAGAGCGCAAGCGCCTCGAAGCGCTGCCGAAGAAGAGCCGCCGCCAGCGCGCGGTCGAGAAGGCCACCAAAGAACTCAACGATAAGCTGCGCGCCGCCGAAGATCGCCTGGCCGCGCTCGAAGGCAAGAAGACTGAGAACAAGACCGAAAAGAAACCCGAAGCGCCCAAGCGCGACGACTTCGCAAGCGACCAGGAGTACGAAGACGCGCTCTTCGACTACCGCTACCAGCTGCGTCGGGCAAAAGAGCAAACCGATGAAGCCAAGAAGACCCTGAATTCACGGATCGAGAAGAATTTCAATGACTACAAGACCGCAGTCGGAACGTTCAAAGACGAACACGGCGACTGGGATGAAGTAGTCAATCAATCCATCGCCATTCCCGAAGCTGTCTACTACGCCATCGTTGACCTCGGAAAAGAAGGGCCCGCAGTGACTTACCACCTGGGGCAGCATCCCGAGCTTCTCGACGAACTGGCGGAGGAGACGCCTTACCGCGCCGCCATCCAGATCGGCAGGCTGGCCGACAAACTGAAAGGCCCCGTCAGCCGCGCGAACGCGGAAAGAACCCCGAAACCCAGGACCCGAATTCCCGAGCCGGTTCGACCGGTCTCGACCGGGGCCACAACCTCAAGCGCCACCTCGCGCGAAGCCGCCCAGCAACGGAATTACCGGGCCTTCAAGGCCGCGCAGCGCCGCGGCGCTTAACAGGAGACCACCTTGTCGAACATGATCCTCACCAACCAGGAGATCAGCTTCAAGAACTTGATGGTTCTTGAAAATTCGATCTCCTTCACCAAGAAGGTCGTCCGCCGTTACGACGACAAATTCGGGAAAGCCGGCGCAAAGATCGGCTACATCCTCAACATCCGCAAACCCGCGCGCTCGGTCTCAACCGCTGGGCAGGGAATCCAGCTGCAGGACTACATCGAGCGCTCCGTGCCTTTGATCCTCGGGAAACAGTATCAACAGGCCTGCGCTTTCACTTCGAGCGATCTCTCGCTTTCGCTCGACGACTTCACCAACCGCGTCACCAAGCCGAAGATCGTCCAACTTGCGAACGATATCGACTACGACGGCCTGCAGCAGTTCGTGAACGTGCCGGCAGAAGTAGGAACTCCGGGCACGGTACCGAACACGGCTGACACCTACCTGAACGCGCTTCAGGTGTTGGCCGACGAAGGCTTCCCGGTGGACGAGGAAGAAGGTTTGTCCCTTCACATCTCGCCACGCATGCAGCGCGCCATCTTCCCGGCCCTGCAGGGCTTGGTCTCGACCGCATCCGGCACCCAGTTCGCATTCCTGCGCAACCAGGCAAAGGGTGAGGGCGGAGCCGAGGACTACTTCAAGGGGCTGGTCGCGAAAGGCCTGGGCTTTGATTGGTTTATGACCCAGAACGCGCCGACCTTCACCACCGGCACCCAGGGCGGAACTCCGACGGTGAACGGCGCTGGGCAAACCGGTTCGTCCATCATCACGCAGGCCTGGTCGAACTCGATCGCGAACGTGCTGGTCGCGGGCGACATCATTTTCTTCGCTGGCGTCCACCGCATCAATCCGCTCACGCGCCAATCGACTGGCGACCTGCGGCCGTTCGTTGTGACCGCAAACGTCAACTCCAGCGGCGCGGGCGCAGTCACCATTCCAATCGCCTGCGTCGATGGCGACGGCATCACTCTCGCTGGCCCCTACCAGACGGTCGATGTCTCTCCGGCGAATGCGGCAGCCATCACCGTCCAGGGCGCGAGCGCGGTACAGTCCTACCGCGGCGTTGCCTTCCACCCCGAGGCCTTCTGCTTTGGATGCGCTGATCTCGAAATGTACGAGAACCAGCACATTATGGAAATGGCGGCCGACAAGGAGCTGGGTCTCGCGATCCGCATGTGGGCCATGCCCGACATCAACACCGACCGGTTGCTGATGCGGCTTGACGTGCTTGGCGGATGGCTGACCATGTATCCGCAGGGCGCCGTGCGCATCGCCAGCTAGTAAGTTCCCAACCACAACTCCACACAAGAAAAGAGAAAAGAGAACCTACACATGAAACTGAATCGAGTTGCATCGCTTCTCGTTCTTATGGCGGGTTTGGCTGGAGCTTGCTTCGGCCAGACTGCGCTCACGCAAACCACCCTGTCGGGGGCTGTTTCCGGGCCTGCGCTTTACTCCGGGACTTCCTCGACCACTTCCGGTTCGGTGACGCTGGCTTCTTGCACCGGCATCGCCGCACCCATTCTTCCTGGCACCCCGTCGTCAATCCTTTACGTCGGACGGGAAGCGATGGGTGTGTTCTCGATCAATACCAGTAGCTGCACTGCGCTCGTGTTTCGCGGCTATCTCGGCACCCAAGCGGCACCGCATCCTTCCGGGGACATGGTGCTCTATGGGCCAAACTACG